TTCTTCTCCCACGTTCTCATTGCTCTTTCAACCAAGACCTCATCTCCGTCAAACTCTATCATTGCATCAGAGAGGACTTGCTTTTTCTGGGCCTTGTGCTCTTTGCGCTCTGCGGAGTCCATCCGGTGGTACATCAAGTGGATCCATGACTGGAAGTTCATTATGTAGAAGTTGTAATGTTCTTTTTGTAATATCTCCCACTTCTCTTCTGTTCGCATATTGTGCAGACAAACAGCCGTCAGGTCAGAGTGCATCTCTACTTCATCCTTCCAGTTCTCCACAGCAGAGTTCAGACACAACACCACCGAAGATGGGTTTTTGATGCTTTTTGTAGCAGAGAACAAACGGAAGTTGTCTATGGCTGCTTTGGTCTTGCCGGTGCCTAAGTCCAAAGCAAGGAGAAGCTTGAAGTTAGTGAAGAGTGATGCAACTTGTGTTGCTAACTGGTGGTCAAATGGCTTGGTCTTGTAGGCAAAGTCTTTTGGGATAAGCTCAAGAAGATCTTTGCGGGAGAGGAGCTTGATGAGATTGAGGTTTTCATCTACAGTGGCCTTGCACTTTCTACCATCGCCTTGTACTGCTCCTTGCGGTACTCTCCTGACTCGGTGTAGAGTTGTCCCCGGCTGAAATCGCTTCGGATCCAGCACCTTCCTCCTGTGCGGCCTTCTGAGTGTTTGAAAACTAACCATCTCATGAACCCCTTCTCTACCTCATCTCTTGTGGCATTTAGTGAGACGCCTAATGTTGCCTTGCGTGACTTGTTTATGTCTTCTGCTACAGTACCTTTTGTGAGCCAATATCTCGTCTCTCCGATGCGTTGGCTTTGGACTGTTGTTATTATAGCCCGTTCGGTGTCCTTTGCGAAGTTCTTTAGCCATGTGTACTTTGCTGTGGTTTTCTCCAGTTCAGAGTGATATTTCCCTCTCGGCGGCAACATATCATCTGCGGAGTCCAGGAGGACAAGTCTGATCTTCTCTCCATGGTTTCTCTCTTCAGTTTCCTCAAGCACTGACGGCAGCTCATCCACCGACATTCCCTTCTCATCTTCGGAAAGTAGGAATACTTCTGCATGATGTGTGGAGCCTTCTTGGATTCTGGATGCTACAGTTTGAGGGTCTGCGGCGATTTCTTCTTTGGTCATACCGGAAAATGTCATCTTCATCCTCAGTCGGATGAGCCGGTTGGAAGTCTCCATAAACCCAGCCAGACAGCTATTCCCCAGCCGCACAGCGTGCTTACTCAAATGGCAGCAAGCCCAAGTCTTCCCCACTCCAGTGTAGGCCTGGAGGATGCCGAACTCTCCGGCGTGGATGCCGCCACCTAATGTTCTGTCAAATAAGTCTACGCCAAATCGAGTCACCAGATCAGTCCTGAAGTCGAACACAGGGTCTTCACTTAAACACTCCACCACTACTCCATCTCCTGTGGAGTCGGCAGCAGTAATTGTCTCACGCATTATGTCTATGAGTCTTTCTGGAGAGTGGACGAAGCGGTCTTGGGCCTTGAGGAGCCTGTTGATGCCGGCTGCGGCAATTCTCTTCTTAAGGAATGTGTTAAAATGGCGCTCTATGAATGCCGGTGAGATGCCATTTTGGCGGGAGACTATCTTGAAGAGATAATCAATAATGCCATCGACCGCTTCACCCGAAAGTATGTTCTGCACTTGCTTCTCTTCGATGTAGGGGAGGATTGTGTCCTTGGGGGCTTCGCCAAAATCCTCCACATAATCCAAAATCTCTCTTACCAGACTTCTCCTCTGATCGCCGGAGAAGATGTCTGGCGTAGCAATCCTGCGGTAACAGTTGGATGCAAAGTGGTCATCCTCCAGCATCAATGCCACTACTTCATCTTGAATGTCTTCGGGCAGCACAATTTCAGACATAGCTTCTCCTCACACGAGCTTTCCCCCAGCAGTAGTTCTTCGCACTTCTGGAGAAGCTAATTGTGTCGGCTGATTTCGGTGATGTTTGGGATATCGGTCAAGCAAGACTTCCGATCAATTGGGACCGGAGTGTTCTTTAGGGTTTGAATCGCCTCCCCCAAGCGGTCCAAGTAATTGCCAGGAGTATTTATCCAGTATGGCTCGAAGTCTTCTTCCTGCTCAGCAATATATTCTTCGAAGCGGAGCTTGTTTGTGTAGCCAGGCCCAAGAGCTGTTATGGAGAATGATTGGTTGTTGTGCCGTGACTTGTAGAGTGCTGTGAAGTAGTCTTCAAGAAGAAACTCAAGAGAATTGGTGAACTTTCCACGGCGGGCAATCAAGAAGCGTATTATTGAAGCGAAAGTTCTGTAGTATGTTGATCTGGGGTCTTTGTGGATTTTCTTTTCTACAAATCTGTCTCGGTGGTAGTTTGTCCTTATGCCAAACTTCCTCTCAACCTTCAAAAGAATCAAGCAAGCTTCTCTCACAAAATCTTTCAGCGGTCCATTATCAGAATATGCCATACTTCGGTTCAAACGCACCATCGCTTTTCTCTCCACTCCGTTCATCGAATACTGCAAACTGCTTCGGCTTAGTCGAATAAAACTCTCCATTTGTGTTCTCCCCTTGGTAGTGTCGAAGTCTGCCCCTTCGAGAAGTATTATAGCTGCAAAATCGCTTCAGCATAGAACACACAATTTTGTAATTACTGGCATACAAATAAGAGAAAGAGAAAAAAGAAAGTAACAAAGAAAAAAGAGAAAGAGAATTTATAATATAATATCTTAATAAATAAAATTATATGTTTCTCTATTACTTTACTTCGTAAAGTAACATTCGAAAATATAATTTTATGTCCACATCGTGAAAACTTGTTTTGTTTGATCCATAAGGGCGCTGCGCGCCGTGCTTTTGGCTCGCTAACAAAAGTGCTTTGATACAAGTCTGCGAAGCAGACTTGTACAGCACTTTGGCTCGCAAAAGCACATATCTCTTTTTCTTCTTTCCAAAGGCGTTTTGCTTTTGGTGGGAGTGTGTGGGATGCTTCCCCTTCTGTGGAGAAGGCAAGAGACAGGGAGAACTTGCCACATCCCACACACTGAACAGGAGACAAACCACAAAAGCCGGGCAGACTTTGTAGGGGAGAACCGTGCATTTGTCTCCTGTTCACTGGGAGGGACATAGATCTGCTAACCTTTTGGCGCTATGTAAGTTTTGGTTTGTTGAAGAGTGTAGAGAGACTATAATCTAATTTTCGGAAAAGGTAAAGAGAAAAATTTTTGTCATTTCAACCAATTATCCACAACCCTCTAACCGAAGTAAATTCAGCTTTACTTTAGCGAAATTATAAGTTATATAGCAATTAGGGGATGTAAGAGGACAAAGGAGAAGATAATTGAACCACAAGAATAATGCTGCTTTAAGCCAGACCAGTGGAAGGCTTCACATTAGCGATATTGACAACCCTAATGTAGTCATTTGTGCAGTGTGTAAGAAGAAATTAGGCATTGAAAGTGAAGAGCTGCGACTGCGCAGAGAGAAGGTCAAAGGCCGCCTGCGGGAGAGATATGGCGAGAAGATCTTGAGGGACATGGAAGAACTCTATAACACTCCAAGAAAAATCATCTCAACAGGCGGCATCTCCCTCAAGGCGGTTGCCGAGAAGTACAATATGACAAAGATGAATGCATCACTTATCTTCAAAAAGCTCTACGGCATCACCTACCAGAAAAGACAACGGCAGTTTTAATTCCTCCAAAGGGGCAGGGTTGGAGAGGTTCAAAGGATGCAACGGCTGCATAGGCCCAATGGAAACGGCAACGGTTCATCTTTCCACCAAAGAGTAAGAAGACAAATGGGCCAGCGACCACCAAAGCTCACCCCAGCAGTGTGGGAAGCATTGGTGAAGTGTGCAAGAGAAGGTCTCAGCATTCGTAAAATGTGCCGGATTGCTGGTATCTCTTATTCTACGCTTTATGATTGGCGTGTGCAGGCTGATAGGGGCTGGAACTCCTGGTGTAGGAGGTTGTTTGAAGATCTTCTGAAGGCTGATGCAGAATCCGAGCAGCTCCACCTTGGCAATGTCTACTGCTCAGCCTTAGGCACACACCCTCCACAAACCGAGACAAAGCGTAAGTACTTGGTCACCGGCGGTGGAGATGGACAGCCAATTCGCCGCATACTCATCGAAGAAACAGTCAAAGAGAAGACTTATGCACCGAAGTGGCTGGCTTCGGCTTGGCTGTTGGAGAAGAGATTCCCAGAGCGTTATGGGGAGAAAGCCACACATCGTGATCCAGAAGAAATTGCACGGATGGTGGCAGCTGCTGCACAGGGCATGTATGCTTCGGTTCCCACAGCCTCAGCAGAGCACAGTTCTCCGGTGCAGGAGTTTGTGAACATGGTATCGGGAATGCCATCTTCAGCATCAGCGGCACAAACTCATGGCCTTCTGGATGACTTTGATGATGAGCAGGAAGTGGATTGTGAGGCTGAAGAAGAGGAAGATGAATAAATGTTGGAGCGACAACTGCTGACGCCGAGATGGTACCCTCTTCGGTTCATCCCAGAGCAATCCCGCTATTGGACTTCTCCTTCTCGTCACAATATGTTGCCTTGTGGGCGGAGAAGTGGAAAGACAGAACTTTTCAAACGAAAGCTTTCTCTTTGGGCTGTTTCTGCTCATGTTCTTCTCCGTAGCTATCCTCCACCGTGGAAGTTCTTTGCTGCGGCACCCACACGTGATCAGGCCAAGCGCATCTACTGGCAAGACCTTAAACTTCTTATCCCGAAGACATTTCTGCTCTGCCCGCCTTCGGAAAGTGAGCTCTCTATAAGGCTCATAAATGGTGCTGAGCTGTGGGTTTTGGGGATGGACAAGCCGGAGAGAGCTGAGGGTAGTTATTGGGATGGTGGAGGGCTGGATGAATATGGTAACATGAAGGAAGACACTTGGGGAGCCCATATTCGGCCCACGCTTTCTGAACGTGGAGGGTGGTGTGACTTCCTGGGTGTACCGGAAGGCAGAGGTCATTACTTCCAGACATACCAGAAGTGTAAGGTGCGGTATGCCGCAGCTCTGGAAGCAGGTCAAGTGCCAGTGTGGAATCCATTTCATTGGATATCCGCAGAAGTTCTCCCGCCAGAGGAGATTGCTGCAGCGAGGGAGGATTTGGATGAGCTGACATATCTCCAGGAGTATGAGGCCAGCTTTGTCACCTTCCAGGGCCGTGCATACTATGCTTTTGGTGACTATAATAAGGGGAAAGTGGAGTATGATCCAAAGAGAGAGATTGGTGTTTGCTTTGACTTTAATGTGTCTCCTGGTGTTGCCGCAGTAGTGCAAGAGCAGATCATGCCTGGGTCTGATATTCCTGGAACTGGAGTAATTTGGGAAGCGTGGATCCAAACAGGCTCCAACACCATTAGAATCTGTGACCGGATAAAAGCAGCCTTCAAGGGCCACCAAGGGCCAGTGGTCTGCTATGGTGATGCTACGGGCGGAGCAAAAGGAACAGCAAAGGTTTTGGGGACTGATTGGGAATTGATAAAGAGAAGTTTGGGGGAGATTTGGGCGCCTGAAGAACAACTCTTTTTCAACGTTCCAAGAATGAACCCTTCAGAGAGGGAGAGGGTGAATGCTGTAAATTCAAGGTGCAGAAGTGTTTCTGGTAGTGTTCGCCTTATGGTGGATGAAACGAAGTGCCCACACGTGGTAGAAGACTTTGAAGGTGTGACGGTGGATAAAAAAGGGTCGGGGGCAATTGAGAAGAAAGATTCTCCAATGCTGACACACCTTAGTGATGCCATCGGCTATTACATCAACCGTCTCTTCCCTATTCATTCCAGAGAAGTTGCACTCCAGGAGGTGTAGAGATGTTGGTGATGCGAGTGGATGTGAAGAGGCTGGCAGAAACACAACGTTGTCGCTATTGTGAGCGTTGTATTGTGGAGGGAGATGATGTCATCATCTTCGCCATTGGAGGGGAATACTGTTTGACCCACACGGATTGCTTGCGCTTACATAAATCGGCACAGATGGAGGGAAGGGAAAATGGATAAGAGAGTGGTGAACCTGGTGCTGACAGTTGGGTTACCGCTAAGCGGCAAAAGTACATGGGCAGCGCAGACGGGGGTTCCTGTGGTGAACCGTGATTCGATCCGGCTGGCCATACACGGACCTATCCAATTTATCAAGAAGATCGAAGACTTTGTCTCACAAATGGAGGAGTGGATAGTGGAGGCATTGATCCTCTCCGGCTCAGGTAACATCATCATTGATGCGACCCACCTGAGGCTATCCTACTGGAACCGATGGGCTGCTTTTGCGGCAGATATGGAAGAGCAGCACGGCTTCACCATCGTCATCCGCTACAAGAAATTTTTTGTCTCAGAAGTCGAGCTGTACCGCAGGGCAAGAGTCTCTGAACGTGAACACCTGATACCAGTGATTGGGCGGATGGCGAAGTACATTGAAGAGCACCCGAATGAGGCAGCTGATGTCACTTCGACTATGGTGGAATGCCCATATTGTGGATATGAGTGTGTTCCGGCAAATGTCCACGAGTTACACTCTTGCTCCCGTGTACCTGTAGACATCGATGATGTGATCAGTCGCCTCCCCATCTACCTCACAGAAGACTGGATGCCGCACAAGGAGAGAAAAGATGGGTGAGGTAATATCTTTTCAAGATCATCTTCCGCACTGTCACGGCGATGCTCTTTGCTTAGACTGTAAGCATGAGTGGGTGGCCCGTGCTACGCTGCCCACGGAATGGCTGGAGTGCCCAAATTGTGGACTGGAGAAGGGCAGGTTCAAGTACACGTATGTGCGTGGAGATGTCCACTGGGAGTGTGAATGTGGAAATGATCTCTTCAAGATCACCCCACAAGGTATCTACTGTCCGAATTGTGGGGTGTGGCAAGTGGGGATGTGACAATGCTTAGAGAATTTTATCTTGACCACACAGGGATGTTTTGTTTCACGGAGATATCAGACGTCAGGGAGATATCAGGCGCCACGAGTGGCATGGAGTTTTGGTCTGATGGACTGCGATGTCTCCAGCCGCAAACATCTGTGATAGAGCATCACGAAGTTGAAGAGAAGTCCTCTACGCGCAAGCGTAAAATCATCAAGCCGTCTCAACGATGAGCTTTATGTGAAAGACCTCGAAGGGATAGCACAAACAACAGGGGCAAGAGAAAGCGAGCAAAGTCAATGGGTGAGGAACTTAGATCTGCTACTGTAGGGATTCCTGTCAGTGCTTATGATGAGATGATGGATGAGACTGAACTGATTCGTGATCTGCTCCAAGGGACTGATCATATGCGGGATTGTGGTACAACCTATCTCCCCCAGGAGGATGAAGAGACCACCACCGCCTACAACAATCGCAAGAAGAGGACAGTGTTGTTGGGTGCCTTTGAGCGCACTCTACAGAAGCTCACCGGGGAAGTCTTCTCCAAGGATATGGTCTTACAAGAGGACACACCTCAAGAGATCAAGGACTGGGTTGAAGATGTTGATGATGAGGGCAATGATCTTGGAAGATTTTCGTGGTTAGTGTTCGAGGATGCTTTGGCTGTTGGGTCAAGCTTCATCCTTGTGGATTATCCTGCTATTCAGGTGATCAGGAGAGACGGGAAGCCGTATTATGTTGACTCCTGGGATGGGGTGGAGAAGCCGCTGACCAAGGAAGTGGAACTGAAGATGGGCTGGAAGCCTTATCTTGTCCATGTGAAGGCGGAGAACCTGATTGGGTGGCGTTTTGAGAAGTTGAATGGGAGGATGACGCTGACCCAAATTAGGATCAATGAGCTGACCGAAGAGCCTGATGGAGAGTATGGCTCGAAGAATGTGGAGCGGGTTAGGGTGATATATCGTGATCGGTGGGAGTTGTGGAGAAAGGTAGAGAAGGAGCAAGTTGTGAAGTCCAACACTGCCGGTACAACTACCACTGCCGTAGCAGAAGGGCTGGCTGCTGAGTACTTCCTGGAGGAGCAAGGCACCCGCTCCTTTGGTGAGATAATGCTGGCGCCGGTATTCCTGGGGAAGAAGACGGGGAGGATGACCTGTAAGCCGCCGTTGAAGGGCTTGGCAGAGCTGAACTTGGTGCACTGGCAGTCTTCTTCTGATCAGCGTAACATTCTCCACTATGCGCGGATGGCTACCTATTTCGGCAGGCTCCTTCAGGTCTCCGGCAAGGACAAGAAGGTGAAGTTTGGAGCAAACCAGCTCATCCACGGTACTGACCCAAATAGTGACTTGAAAGTGGTAGAGCACTCTGGCAAGGCCATCGACTCAGGCAGACAAGATTTGAAGGATTTGGAAGATTCGATGGCGATGTTTGGCTTGACACAAATGATGCCGCGAACCGGGAATGCCACCGCCACCGAGCGTGCCATCGACACTTCAGAGTCCAACTCTTCGCTGAAGACTTATGCGATGGTGTTTGAGGATGCACTGAATCAGGCCATCTCCTGGGTCGGTCTGTTCTTCGGGAAGCCAGAGGGCCAAAGTGGTGGGGTGTCTGTGAACACTGACTTTCTGCTGAACCTCTCTGAGAAGGATGTGGAGGTGATCTTGAAGGCTGTCGATCAGGGCATACTCTCCAAGAGCGTAGCATTCAACGAGCTGAAGAAGCGTGGGATTGTTGGTGATGAAGTGGAGTTTGAAGACATGCTGGCAGAGATCCAGAAGGAGAAGGAGGATCAGTCAAAGCGCGACCAAGCACGATTCGACTTCCTGCGCCAACAGCAAGAGCAGTCGGCAACTGCTGAAGAAGAGGAGTAGAGAGTGGCTCTATAATAGGGGCAGTTAACCTTTAACTTGGGGGCAGCTATGGCGGGCCGCACATTAGAGTTCAGAGAAGATGGCGCAACGATCATACCGGAAGGCTACTTGTGGTGCGCTGGCTGCGGGCTTCTTGCTCCGCATCACAGTGATGGATGCTGTTTGCTGTGCGGGAATAAAAACTATGATTTGAACTGCTGCCATGAGGGTGGGTGGAGTGAAGATCAGAATAGCCCTTTGGCTGAGACCATTATCATTCACCACGAAGGGTGCCACTTTCAGAAGGTAGAAAGTGGCAAAGAAGAGCGGGAGACATTCTCTTGTACTGCCGAGGAAGTCTTGATGGCCTTCCAAGAGGACATCGCCATGGATTTGCGCCGCCGGTTCCCGAAGAACTTTGAGACCTTCAGCTGCTACCAATACCTTGCTTTCACTCCAGCAGCACAGGCCATTTCTTCTTGGGTTCTAAGGCTTCGCCTTGCTTCAAAGATAGAGTGTGGTTGCCCCAGGGTGGTGGTTTTCCCTGCCACAAACATCCACAGCTATCAGGAATGGAGTGAACCAAGTCAAGACTTTTCTTCAGCTTTAGTCTGGTATTGTGATGTGTGGCGTGAGGTCTGTGGAATGTGGTTCTCTGTAAAAGACCCAAACTTTTGAGCATTGCTGCCGCCGCCAAGAGCAGAATTGAGCCGCCGCTGTCTCCAGTCCAGCGGTTTTGTTCGCCCACCCAGGACAAGGCTCTTCTGTTTGAAAAGTTGTGGCGCCTGTGAATGGGGAAAGTGGGAACCTCCACTCACTTCGTCTCCAAGTGGCCCCACCACCGGCCACTTTAACCAGCAATCGGGCAGGGCAGCAGCAAGGGAATTGCTGGACCGGTGGAGAGATGGACAGGGAGGCTTCCATGGCTGTGGCGGTTGCGGGGCTGCTGCGGGCCGGAAGCCTCCCTCTCCAAATAAGAGCTTTCGAATGAGGCTGAACACAAGATTCTTCAGCAGTAAATTTAAGCGCAAGTATCTTAGCCTATACTCTCCTATTCTCGAAAGCTTGCGTTTAAAATTCAAGCCTTCCGCTCGATTCTATAATAAGGCAGAATGGCCAAAACACCTCAACACAGGAGGGCTTGAAAATGAAACGAGTCAAGTGTCTTTTCCAGATCTTGCTTTTCTATGTTCTACTCACAAATGGTAAAATTCTTCAATTCAACCTACCCATCACACACGTTATCCTTCCGCCTGGAAATGGCCAGTTCGTGATCATCCAAAACCCTTCAATCTCCAGGCGGCCGGATGTAATCTTGAACAGCAACAGGGTTGTGGCCATCTTCGAAGACTATTCCACCGCCACACGCTTTAGTGAAGAGCTTTTGGCAGGGGAGTGAGCTCAATAGGCAGTCAAAAAGGAGACAAAAGACATGGAAAAGCGGAGAACAAATAATTGCTGGCTGATGACTTCACAGGGCAGCATCCCCTGCCACATCATCAAGCGCAACTACAAGACTTTTGTAGTGAAGATGAACAGCGGACAGACGGCTACTGTCCGCCACTCTAAGGTCATCGAATACGGGGAAGGTGTGGAGTGTTGTGAGCGTAACCATAATGACAGATATATCCGGTGACATCTACACACAAAAGTGGGTCAAAATTCCTTCCCTTCAAGGAGATATCTTTGTGAACTGCTGGAGCTGTGTCTACTGCTATATCGGTTGGGGCCAAGAGCCTTGCAACGGCTGCTTGAGGAAGAGAGTGGAGAACCAGAAGAAGGGCCTGTGTGGCTGTGCACCGCCGGGAATCCTTAGTGCAAGGCTGGAGTTGGCACATTACTACCCGATGCATCACCCCATTCCAGAACAGCTTAAATGGCCAAAAGCTCTTCACTAACTTTGCTCTCTATAATAAATGGCAGGATGAAGAGGGATGAGGGTAATCATCGCAGGCAGTCGCACTTTCAAAGACTTCCCCAGGCTCAGGAGAGTGATGGAAGACTTTCGGCATTGGGGTATAACGGAAGTGGTCTGTGGCTGTGCGCGTGGAGCTGATCAGTTGGGTGCTTGGTGGGCCAAAATTAATCGTATTCCTGTAAAGCAATATCCGGCAGACTGGGAAGAGTATGGCAGGTATGCTGGAGTGAGAAGAAATCACCAGATGGCTGATAATGCAGATGCTCTTATTGCCTTTTGGGATGGTAAGAGCCGTGGCACAGAGCATATGATAGATACTGCAAGAAAGCACAATTTGAAGATAGCAGTAGTCATAGTCTAACACAAGACAGGGAGGCAAAAATGACAGATGAAGAGAGAAGAGAGAGGCTGTTGGTGAAGGATCCACCGGCAATGTCTACACCGTCACCTTTGAAGCGTAGGGAAGATCTGTCCAAGGCTGATGATGGTGAGAGTATGGACAACCCCACCGCCCGCAACCACATTGACAAGAGCGAAGCTGAAGCAGGCAGGCGCTGGTCCGCCGAGCAAGCAACCGGAACACTGAGGAGCCGTGTAAAGGCTTTCGTGGTGGACAATGCTTGTCCCAACATCACCGTGAGTGCGGCGCAGTATATGGTTGATGAGATTTATGGGCTCCTTATCAGGACCATAAGATGATGCCGGATGGGCTGGCGCTCTGTGATTGTGGATGTTAACTCTTGGCCCTGAGGGCTTTGTTGCTGAAGCGGCGGCCCTCAGGGCTGTCGCCACAAGGAGGGAGAAGGATGATGAAGGCTAACAAAGCCCCCATCACTCCAGAAAACGGTTTCACTGTTGTCTCCAAGCTCATATTCTACTGTGGCGCTGTGTGGATTTGGGGGCAGTTTTGGCTTTTAGTGCTGGAAGGCTTGCTGGGGCAGCAAATAAAGGAGACTGTGTGGAGGGCTGCGTTCTTCGTGCTGGCATGGTGGGCGCTAAACGGTCTCATCACTTTTGTTGAGATGATGAAGAAGGAAGCAGACGATGAAGATGAAACCGACAACGTGGGAAGAAGATAAACAACTCATTCAAGATCTTCTCTCTGAAGGCCATACGCAGGAGTGTGTGAATTTTATGGTCTATGTAGACGGGAAGTGTCGCTGTCGCCGAGCCGAACTCCCCAAGCTCAACTTAGGCTGCGGCTTTCGGAAGATGGAAGGCTTCATAAATGTAGACATTCGGGAAGAGTGTGAACCGGATCATCTTGTTGATCTTTGCCAGATGCCGTGGCCTTGGGGAGACAATTCTATGGCGATGGTGCGTGCGGTGGACTTCCTGGAGCACCTGGCCCATCCGCATTTTGTTATTGAAGAGATTTACAGGGTGCTGGATGCGGATGGTCTGCTATACTCTATGACACCTTCCACAAATGGGATGGGCGCCTTCCAAGACCCATTTCACTACTCTTTTTGGAACAAGAACTCTTGGCTGTATTATATGGATGACCACCACCGTGGGCTCTATGGCATCAAGGCCAAATTTTACGGTAAGGTGTGGGAAGAAGTGACAGACCAGAACCTTGGCATCGTTCATGTGTTCACTGAAATCCGCGCACAGAAGTAATGGGGTCGAGACATGCCAAAGTACAGGTACACTTGCCTTTATTGTGGGTTGGAAAAGATCGCCTATCGTGGGCCAAACCAAGTATTACCAGCCTTTTGCTGCAAAGAGCACCGTGCAAAGGCAGCCAAAAATGGGATATATGCTGACGCTTCCAATGCTGAAGAAATCATCAAGAATGGCAAAGTGAAGCTGTGCTCGTGCTGTGGCATCAGGCCTGTCCCAGAAGCAGAAGTGAAGATTGGCCTTTTGAAGGTGAAGCTGACCAGGCTTTGCCCATTCTGCTGGTCACACTCTGGAGATGGGAGCATTAGTGAAGGGAGATTGGTGAGGTGAATGTAGGCTGCACGGCACAAGTCCAAGATAGGGGCAGACTTTCAAGGACAACATCATGGACCCAGAGCTGCTCCAAGAGTTTGCTACACTGGTGAGGAATGTCGGCTGGCGGTATAGGCTTGGTGAATTCGAAGACTCCTCCCAACAGAAGATATCCACAGCAGTAGATGCTGCGAGGCGTGAGATTGCGGAAGAACTCCACGAGAGGTGGAGGAGGGTGCCGCAGCATCTTGACACATCCTATGCCACAAAGCGCAGGGTGGCTGTGTTGGAAGAGCTGGATGGCCTTACGGCCAATCTCCGCCGGGAAGTCTCCGAAGAAATCTACCAAACATCATCAGTAGTCGGCTTCTCATCTCTCCAGGAGCACAATAGCATTTTGAGCTGGGATGGAAGAGTTCCCAACTTCAATAATGTCTCCTTAGATCCAGGCCGCATCCGCTCCATCATCGAGACCACACCTGTCGGCGGAAGGCTTTTGGAGGATTGGGTTGGGCGGACCTTCTCCACTAACATTCAGCAAGACCTTCGCCAGGAAGTTCTCACCTCTGCCTTCAAAGGGGAAGGCTACAGGCCTTTGATCAGGAAGTTTGAAGCACTCTTTGCCAATTCTCGTGAAGAGGCAATAACCCTTGCCCGCACCTACATCCAGTCAGCAAATGTCTCCGCGCAGCTCGCAGTCTACAATGCTAATAGTGACATAATGAATGGGCTGGAGTGGTGTGCTGCCCTGGAGG